TTAAACAATATGTCGCTTTTTATATTCATCATTTTTATCTGTTTGATTTAGGAGCCGTGCACAAATGATTTCTAAATACTTCATTGGATAGATGATATATTTTACTATCCGGTTAAATGCGCGCGATCCAAATAGAGATGTTATTCCTAATGTCATCGTAAAACATAAAATCAATCGCGTGTCAGGGTTTTGCTCGTTTAACCAGCTATTGTGAGTGAATAGCGGGAAGACAAAGATCATATGAAATAAAAAGATCGCAAGTGAATTTTCTCCCCATTGCGTCAATTTATTTTTGCCAGCACCAACTGCATTTAATAATAAGAAAATGCCTAATACAGCTAAGGAATAATGAAAGAATACAATCCCTGTATAACTATGATTCTCTATATTGAACTTTTGGTAGCCTAGAAAACCAAAAAACAACTGATCAAATTTATCATTATGCTTATCTAAAATAATGAATATCAGTACAGAGACAGCTAAAGTGGAAAACAGTTTAAACTTAAATTTGTCTAATGAACTGTATATTTTACTCATGAGCTCTCTTGAACAATAAAAACCAGCCAAGAAAAATGGAAGAAAAACAAAAGTTCTTAATATAGACAGTGTTTGTGTATGCATATCGCTATAATATATTTTGATAAATTCTATAATCTCATCTGCATAAAATCTAGAAAAAAAGCTCATCACTAACAACAAAAACAGCAATACCGCTTTAGAGACGTTTCTGCCGTTTATTTTCTTGAGAATGATAGCCAACGCGTACCAGCTGCCCAGACTGACAATATACCACAAATGAGTATGCGGTCTTCCGTAAGTAAATTGAATGACAGAAAAGTTACCCGCGTAGTAACGGTACACACAGTAGAAGGTTTGAAAAATAACATATAACAGAACGAGGTTGATGACTTTTTTAATTGATGGCCTTTTAGAAAAATAGCCATTTAGAAAAATAAAAGCAGGCATGTGGAATGAATAAATGATTTCAATCATATTTTCCAGCCCGCTTTTACTAACACCCAGCAGATGGGCAAATACAACCAAAAATATCAATACGCCTTTGACATTATCTAATTTAATATCTTTTTGCACAGTATAACCACCTAAAATACAAATTCATCAATATTCAGTATGGTTTTACTAGCAGGCGTTGTCAATGTTTTCTTTTTCTATAAAACCAATAAAGCACTGATCTTCGCTTTTGTCGCCGGCCCATAAATCCCATCTGCAGTTAAACCGTTAACAGACTGAAAACGCGCAACCGCATCCGCTGTTTTCGGCCCGTAAATGCCGTCAATTCCGTTGTTGACAGCGCCTTTATCAGGGTAAAAATAGAGAGCGGCCAGTGCTCGCTGCACCTGAAAGACGTGTTCTCCTGAGGTATATGGTGTTGTCAATTGAATGATGCCATCAGGGAGCGGATAGAGCTCGGGTTCTTCAGCGTACGACGGAGCACTTACAATCAATACTTGACCGACCTGAATAAGATTCGGGTCTTCGATATTGTTCCACTCTTGCAGTTGAGCAACAGTAACACCGAATGCTCTCGCGATGGATGTAAGCGTATCACCTTGTTTCACGACGTAGGTTTGGCTGCCGCCTCCCCCAATCCCCGCTTTGAATGAATCCCACGTATCCAACAGCTTGCGCGGGCATTCTTTCCCAGACCAATATTTATGAGGGACGACATTGGCGAGATTGATATTGTGCTCACTCATTAATGTTTTGATCAGCCATTGGGCATTTGCTGTTGCTTGTTCAAAATCTCCATCGGCATTTTCACAAATTTCAATCCCGATAGAAGCCCGGTTGCCGCTGCCATTTCCGTCTCCCGCATGCCAGCCGTTTTCATTTAAAGGCAAATGCTGATAAATTTCTGTATCATCGACTGTAAAATGCCAACTTGTCGCCGTATCAGGATTTTTCAAATAGCTGGCATGGGCCGCGGCATCCGCTCCGACAGCAGTGTTCGCTGTATTGTGCACGGTAATGTAGAGCGGTGTCATTGCGTAGCCTGGACGGTTATTTGCACCGACTGGAATAAAGTCTTGAATAATGTTCACCATTTTCATCTCTCCTTATTTCGTCAGATTATTTTCCTTTAACAAGTCGCGCTGTTTTTTCCCTTTTTCTGTTACATAGTTGTTTTTAAACCAAGCGGCAAGTGTCGTTCCAATAGTAAAAATGACAGATCCGGCGGAATAAAGAGCGTCAGCAAGCTGATTGACCTGTTCCTCCTGGATATCCAATGGTGATTTGCCAAGCATCAGCATGGTCTGATTGATTAAGGCAATCAAAAGAAGCACCGTCCTGATGACCGTGCCTTTGTCTAACGTTTTCATGAAAATCCCCCTTTAATGCTGCAGCAGGTTGTACATAATGGCGATTGCTCCGCCAATGATCCCTGTGCAAACTGCTGTAATGATGGCACCTGTGATGGTGCGTTTAATCCATGTTGTATTCTCTTCAATTTTGTTTAATTTTTCGTTCAGTGTCATGATTTGCTGGTCTTGCCGGTCTGATACGCGTTCTAATGCGGAAACCCTCTGCTCAAGCGCTTTCTGTTCACCTTTCATGTCTGCTAAATCCTGCTGAAACACATTCACATCTGCCTCTTGCTGCATCATTCACTCCTCCTTTACATGCGGATCACCTCCCTTCCGAGGGCCGAAATTATGATGAAACTGCAGTTCCTTTTATTGAAAGAGTCCCGCCGGTGATACTGGCGATCTCCATGATGATCTCCTTAAACCCTTTCATATCGAAGGTCCATGCTTCAGCTTTCCCTAACGTACTGCAGGCAGCGGATGCGTCATCAGATTTCACGCCTCTGATCGGAAGTTTCTGTCCTGACATCGATTTGCCCCAAAATTTGACCTCACTCGTTTCCGCTGTGCCGTATACTTCAACGAGTAAATGAGAGGCGCCATTCGCGGATAAAGCGGTGCCCTCGCCAGCAGACTCGGCATTTTCATGAAAAACATGGTCAAATGTGGTGCCGGCTTTTACTTTCAGCCGTCCATCGCCTGTCTGAATCTCCGATAAGTCAATCTGCAAAGGGGCTTTTTGATTTACATTAACGTCCATTTCTCCCGCTCCGACTGATTGGTATAAGACAAACTCTGATTGCTGAAGATTCCCGTTCACATAGCGGAAGCGATAATAGCGTTTAGAAAGATAAACCCACTCCGTCTCCGTCAGGACACCGGCTGCGACATTCACTGCTGCTGTCGTCGTCCAAGCATTGTTGTTGTCGCTTTCTTCTATAAAGAGCGTGCCTTCACGATCTGCATACGCCCAGCCCTTCACTTTCGAAACCAGCACTGCGCCCAGCCGGTCTTGCCCGAGCTGGCTATATGCCTCAGTCGCCTTTAAGGCCGCGTTCGTTAAAATCTCCGCGACACCTGACAAGTTGGAAACAGGCGTCACAAAATCATTTTTTTCTCCTCTGTAGGGCTTTACAGCTCCGGCTTTTCCAGTCTTATCGAGAGGAAATTCATATTGATACTTCACCATCTTCATCCTCCTTTTCATCTAAAAACAGGCAAAATAAAAAAGCCTTACATGGCTTTACCGGTAATTTCTTTATACTGGTCAGATGTAATCAGCTTTTTGTTCACACCCTCTGCCAGATCCTCAATTGAACAGTCTTTATATGCTAATGCTTGTTTTACCATATCCGCTGTCGTCCACTCATAATAGAGGGCAAGCACCCAATAATTCATTCAGCAAGATCTCCTTTCAAGGAAAGTAATGATAGCTTTATATCTGACAGCTCGCTTCCTAATGTTTTGTTCAGTTCTTCAAGCTGCTTGCGTGCCAGCTTTTCCTGTGACAATTCCTGAGCAAGAATCTCCACCTGATCAGGCTGCTCGTACGGCGGGTTTTTTTGTGATTCCTCCCACCAGGATTTGAGTTCTGTTTGGGTTGGAATGGGAGCGCGCAGGTTCCATTTTTCAATATATGAACCATTGCCGTCATTCCTCAGCTCAAAATCCTTTCTTGGAACTGCGTCAGGGTATTTAAACATGATTGCGTCGTATAATATCATTTTCATGACTCCTATCGTACAGGGTAATTTTGGCCGCCCATTTCTGTTATATCAAAGTAGTTGTACCAACCTAAACTATCTGTGATATAGCGTTGTGTCTGACCGTTATATCCGGCATACAAATAAATCTCAATATAGTCTCCCTTATTGACGGCCACTGTTGCTGCACCATATATACCTATATTAATGTTCGTATTATCTTCGGGATTCGAAGGGCTGATTCTATAATGCGCAATGTTTTTATACCTAATTCCATTTACATATATTGATGTTTCGTAGTTTGCATATTCTAGATAATTTTCTATATATATACCAGCATTGACTAAATACATTCCATCATTAGGTACCACAAAACGGTTGTTTCTAGAATCGAAGCAATTATGGCTGTCTTTTATTTTCCTATTGAAATTAACCTTTTGGGACTCACCTTTTATTAACAACTGTTTTCCGGTAGTACCAATATTCGCGTGAGCAAATCCAGAAATTTTATGCCAAGCTGTCCAGCCTGTACCAGCCCACCAATGGCGGATCCAAGTCCCGGCATGATCATAGCTTCCACTAGTTGTGTCCGCATTTCCATAAAAATACTGAGCAAATCGATAATTACTATGTTTTTCATTTTTTACAATGCCATAGGTAAGTGGGTAACCGGTAGTGTTATTAGCTCCTATATCCATGAATGTGATACCAGCTGGGTAGTCATTTCCGCTTATTCTCGCATCTTGGATTACATTTGTTCCTGTTAAAACAGTTAATTTTTGATTTGAATAATTTGTGTCAACATAGTTTATAGCATCAGTTAAAGCTTTATCTGCTTTAGTTTGAGCACTTGCCTCAGTCTCGATCTTATTCCAACCTTTAAACACGCCATCTGTATGAATCGTTGCCATCCAAAAGGTTCCGTCGAAACTTCTAGATGCAAAAATTGTTTTTCGCCCGCCACCTCCTGTTTCGATAACATCATAGTTATACCATGATCCATCTCCTGAAACAGGATTGTTTGTTATGACATCCCCTACTGCATAATAAAAGCCAGTGGGCAGTGTTAATAAGTCAGTTCCATCTGGGATCTTAGTCCGGCAGCCCTGGGTATCAGTTAATTTATATAGTTGCGCATTATTCCATTTGTCCTTATCGGATTTTGTTACATGGATATCTGTTTTATTGGCATGTGCATCTATCTTTGACTGCGCCCCTGTTGTAGACTCAATAGGATACCAATTGATCGCGCTTTCGTTAGCGTTATAGTAAAACCACCAAGAATTACCTTTTACATCCACAGCATAACCAATGCCTATTCCTGGCTGTCCGACCAATTGCATACCTCGAAGACTTGTGTCTGACGGGTTATCTGTGACCGCGTTTGTCCCATAGAAAGTAGCAATTCCGATATCTTTAAGCGAATCATAAAAAGATCCAGATGACAGGTTTATCTTTTGTGTCCCGTTATCGGTAGTTATTTTAAATAGCTGTCCCGAATCCCATTTGTCTTTATCACTTTTATTAACGTGTATTTCTGTTTTTTCCTCATGGTTTTTCACCTTAATTCGAGCGCCTTCAGAAGTCTCTAATTGAACCCAATCAGTCCATCCGGAATCTTTCAGAGTTTTCCTCCATGTCCCTCCTTCATAATCCATTGCCAAAGCTTCACCATAAGATTTGTAACCAATATACAATCCTCTAGTGGAAAAAGGCGGAGTATTGATTCCAGTCTTATCAGTATAAAAGAAAAAGGATTGATTCAATTCTTCTACAATTTGGTGAAAGTCTAGACCGTTTTGGATGCTTGCTAAATATTTTCCTTGTTCATCAGTTAATTTTGTTAATTGTGCGCTGTTCCATTTTGATCTCTCACTAGATGAAATGTGTATGGTTTCATCTGAAACATGAATATCAAAATCCTTCTTCGCCGCTTGCTGCACATTATCCACATTCCCCAGCCCGACTTGCGCCTTTGTTGTGTTGTGGGGGTTGTTCATATCGTTTTTGTGGGCGGCCAAGTCTGTGTGGGCGTTTTTTTATGCCTTTTTCCCAGCGGTTGACGTCGTCTTCGTTGATTGGGTCGTCCGGGAGCCAGTCTGTTTTTTCTTCGTATGCCATGTTTACACCACCTCAAAAGTAAATCTGAAATCGAGTGTTCTGTTTTCGCTGACGTCCAGGTCTGTTTTTCTTTCTGTAATGATGTTGCCCAGCTCGTCAAAAATTTGGACCGTTTCGATATGCTTAATGTCTTCCTCACGTTTTGTCAGGACGGTGACTGTCGCTCCGTCAATGGCGAGTTCTGTTATTTCTGTTTTTTGTCCGTTAAGCAGCACGTGATCAATTCTGCTTTTCAGATCTGCCGCTGTACGTTCTCTGTATATGGTTGAAATCAAGTTAAAACCACCTCATTGTTGTTAAGGGTGACAGAATAACCGACCTTCAGCTCACTGGCTGTTCGGTATCTGCGGTGATTCAGGATGACTGTGTCTTTTATTTGCAGCGTCTCGTTCAATCCGCCTCTGAGCGTATACGCCAAATGAGCGGGCTTCATGTTTTCTATCGCTTCGATCAGCTCATTCATGTGCTGAAGGTCATCAACATTGATGTCCACATTAAAGCGGTATTCGCCGTGAAGCAGACGGACTTGTGCAGACGGGTTTTTCAAGAAACGGTTCACCGCCTGCTCAATGGCCTTGTAAGTGATTGGCGGGATGTTCGACATTTTTGAAATGAGCCGCAATCGTCTGATTTCATCAGTGTCGCCTGATTCCCGCGGGACGTTTAAAATTTTTTCCCAGCGGCTGAGCCCCCATGTCGCCGTCGGCACGAATAACTGATCCGTCAGATCAAATATGCTGTTATTCTGTTTATCAAACTCAGGCGCTTCCGCTTTCAGCAGCTCGGCCATTTCTTTAAGGCTGGTGAGAAATGGCGGCAAATACGCTGTCATGTCATCTAGTTTGCTCAATGATCTTCACCTGCCCAAGCTTAGGAATTTCCACGTCGCTCAGCACCAAATTTTCTGAGGTGCCGTTGATTTTAATATTGGAATAATCACTGACTGACGGTGAATTATAGACGATATTGTTAATTTGCGATAGGCGGATGACGTTGTCTTCGAACGCCATTTTCTTAAAGAGATGTAAAACGCCTTCTTCAATTTCCGACTTCACTTCATCAATCGAGTGATTGATCTCGGGCAGCACTTCAGCAGAAATCTCAACTTCCTTCCAGACCGCGCTTTCCACTGTGACAACCGCTCCGATTGGCGCCTGTCCCTCCCCTTGTCCCGGTTCAGGGTCGATATAATCTTTCACTTTTTGAATTAAGATATCGGATGCGGGCTCAAGGTTCGCATTCGTGACGACAATTTTGACCGTGCCGTCCCCGTTCCAAAGCGGGAATATCTTTGCCTTCCCAACACCGTCCACTTCTTCAGCCCACTCTTTATAATGCATTTTATTGGCACTGACAGCCTCGCGCCGCACCCTTGTAAAATACCGTTCTCTTAAGCTGTCATCTCCTTCTTCCTCTCGCCCCGGAATGAGGATTTCTTTGACAACGGCTGTTTCTAATCCGGGAATGGTATCCAGTGAGAGTAAATTACGTCCGGTCAGGTTGGCGTTCCCTGCTTCACCAGGTGTTTCACAGACTAGCGTCCCATCTGCTGTATATTGAAAATAAAGGTTATCTACATAGAAGCGGGAACCCGCAGGAATGGTAACTCCAGACGTAAATTCTCCGGCTCTGACCGCCTTTGTCGCGGCTGTCCGTTCAATCCCCGCTTCCGCTGCACGCCGATCTAAAAATTCGCCTTGCGCGGTATCAGAGAAGACCAGCTCAAGCACAGTATCCAGCCATATATATGACTTCGCAAGCTCGGCTGCCGCCGGGGCTAACGCATTATAAATGACGCTGCCTTCTCTTGTGTCAATATCTGCGGAGATGCTGTTCAGCATACGCTCCATAATCTCTTCAAAGGTCTGATCTTCAAACATTTTCGCCAATCACCTCCTCAAACTCAAGCGTCCCTTCATCTGTCTCCACCACAAAGGAAACATGAAACGCATCGCCTTGTTTTTCTATCTCAAAATCTGTTACAGCAGATATCCGGTCGTCATAAACCAGCGCCTCTTCTATCAGCCTCGGAATCTCCATTTTTTTATAGGCATCAGTCGTTTCATGATCTGTAAGCACGTCCTGAAGCTCATTTCCAACATTATGGCTGTATACGGAGTACGCATATCGTTCCGTTTGTAAGGCGATATACACGAACTGTCTGATCGCTTCAAGCCCGGTAATCAGTTCATTTGTAATTCTTCCGTTTTCAAAATCAACTTTGTATGTTTTAGAGGTTTCAATGACTTCGCTGTCATCTTCGATATCCTCAAACTCTACTTCTGGTGTCAGGGCCATGATGCCCACTCCTTTTTACATACTAAATAAAAACCCCTTCGTGCGAAGCGGTTTGTCTATACTTTATCTAAAATAAAAAACGATTGCCCGCCAGTCAGAGCCGCGGTCATGACGCGGTCCCCCGGCTCGAGTGCATCGTCTCCTCCGGACCGCATCCGTTTTGGGATGATGAGGCATCAGCCGGTATAATCAGTTTGCTGTTTTCTTTTAATTTGATTTCAACAGGAGAAACCGAAACCACCTCAGCCGAAAGCAGCTCCACCGGAGACTCAGCGTCAACTGCGCCGACGGCCAAATGTTTAATCGCCTCACTTAATCTCATCAGGACACTCCTTCCGGCATCGTATTCTTTTCAACAACATCAATCGTCATCGTATGTTTCGTTCCTTTAAATTCGTGCCGGTCCGTATCTACCCAATAGGTTTTCTTGATACCGGCCTCCGGAATGGAAATATAGACAGGCAAGCCGCTCTGCACTTCCGGAATGCCGACCGCCTGAATATTTTTCAGCTCTTTTTTCACGCCCTTTTTTTCAGCAAGGCGGACATCTGCCCGCTGCTGAAGCTGTGCCTGGTTGATGTCATCTGTGACCGTTTCTGTATATTGAAGCACACCGTATTTGTTTAAGCCTGAACCGTCCTTGGCAGACGCTTTATACGTCTTATTGTCCTTCTGCCGGCGGAGCACCACCCGTGTTACAGTGTCATTTATAGAAGTGCTGTATTGGTAGCCTGTAATATTGACGCCGGTTTCCAGCACCCATACCTCTGACGGATCTGGCCAAGCGCGCAGACCGAGCTTTCCTTTTTCCGAATACAGCTGATAATGTCGTCCCGTCTGGCTTTTCGTCTGTTTCAACGCTTTTAAGATGATGTCATACAGAGTCGTATCATTTTTAATGACAAGGCTTTTGATCGTATGGCCTGTATTCGCAATCGAGGCTGTCGGAATTTGAAAATCATTGGCGATCCTTTTGATCATCTGATCAGCCCGCTGGTTGGAAAAGACGTACACATCCTGGTTTTTAACCAGATACTGAAGCATATCGTATGCACTGAAAGCAAGCGTATGCTCGTCCGGGGTTCTAGCAAAAACAATGCCCCGAAAAAGCTCTTTTCCCTTCCACTTAAATAAGACCGTATCTCCTTCTGTGACGCTGTAATACGTCTGGTCGCCCTGTTTGATGACGATGGTCGCTTCAATGGAGCGCGGCGCCTGATAACGATGGCCTTCCAGCGATACGCTTTCTGCCACCAGCTCAAGCCATTCTGTGTCTTTAATGACGAACAGTTCTATCATCACACATCACCTGTTTCATTGCGGTATCTTTAATTTTTGGCCGGGAAAAATCCAGTGGCCCGGCTGCCTAATGTTTCGTTTGCTTCGTTTGATCATTGCTGTTTTATTGGCGTTCCAAATTTTGCGCCATTGCGTGCTGTTCCCGTAAAATCTGCCGGCAATATCCCACAGCGTGTCTCCCTTTTTCACTGTATAGGTTTTCGGAGAAGCCTTCGACGGGCGTTTTGCCTTTGTTTTCTTCTTCTGCTTGATTTTTCGGGGGGAAGCGGTTTTGTATTCTTTTAATTGAATATCAAACGAGCGATCGCCGATATCCTGCTGGCCTTCGCTATAGGAAAAACCTTCAATGCTGCATGTTAAATTCACTTTAGTTCCCGTAATCAAAAACTGGACCGGTTTTTTGGCCTTCATCCATTTTTCAATTTTTGTTATCGCATTTTCCGGCGACGGGAAGTTTTGATATTCAGCTATCGGGCTGTATTTCTTCGGAAAAAACGAAGAGAACGAAATTTCTTTCGCTCCCTGTTCGTCAATAAATGTAAGGTCACCGAACTTGGCTACTTTAACCGTCTCATTCTGTACCGTATTTGAAATATTCAGCTGGTCGGGAAGAACGGGGAGCCGCAGCTTGTCCTTCCCTTGAGAAATCCAAAACTCATATACGGATTTAGTCAAATGCAACGACTCCCTTCGTTCCAACATTGATATCCTTTTGCAGTTCATCTATAAGCGCCTGCTTGATCTTAGCTGCTAGGCTTTCAGCGTCTTGTCCATTATGGAAGTGCTGGTCACCGTTAAATTGAATATAAATCTCTTTTGATCCGGAAACCGCTGCCGTCGGCCGGCTAGCTGAAGTAACAGCTGAAACTTGTCCTGATGAAAGCTCAGACTGCTGGGATTGAGACGGATCTGTCACTTCCATACCAAGAGCCTGTGCCGCTCTCTGAAGGAGGTAGCGGCCGCGTATGCCCCGCTCCTCCGGAATGATCCATTCCCGCTTGTTTCCTTCACCGACACGGGCGATTTGTTCTTTTGTAATCAGTCCGCCGTTGGCGTAACCGACATAGGGACCGCCATGATTCATGCTTTTTATGCCTGGCACGTTATTGATTGAACCATATCTGCTTTTAATGTAGCCGATCGCCGCAGCTGCGTTGTGAATCGGGTTTTTAATGTTACCCATGCCCGGTGCTTTATGATCATTAAAGGTGCTTGGAATTGTCTGCATGAGCCCTTGTGATGGATGCCCCGCTTTTGCGTTGCTGTCCCACAGGTTGATTGCGTTCGGATTGCCTCCGGATTCATGCTGCGCAATTGTCATCAGTCCCGGAAGCCAGCTCATCGGTGTCTTTGTGGCCATGAGAGCGGCCATAATCCACTGTTTCACATTTCCGCTCATCCCGCCCATTCCTGAATAAGCAGCAGCCAATGATCCAGCTTGTTTTTCAGCATATTTCTTTACATCTACTGATCCAAGACCTTTGACAACACCGATTGAAGCAAAACGCCCCAAACTCATCATGACACGGGAAGGTGAATGGATATCTAATTCCTCACGGAAAGCCTGCTCTACCCTCTTCGCCATATCCTTTGCAGCTTGTTTCACTTCACTGGATTTAGAATTCATGCCTGTTACAAAGTTGCCGATCATGCCTGAACCCCAGCTGTTGGATGTGTCTTTTGAACGCAGGAACGGTTTGTCAACATGTGAGCTTACATACTGCGCTGTCCCTGTTTGGGTTGAGTTCTGTCCTTGCGCAAAGCCTTTGACAGTACTTGTGCCCCATGATGACGATTTGTTTACAGTGGCTTGGAACGGCGTTTTAACTTTTGATTGCAAAAAGCCGTCTGTTCCGGTTGCGGTGCCGTTTTGCCCCTTGGCATAGCCGCTCACCATTTGTTTTCCGTAATTTGGTGAAGCCGATATCATTTGCGTAAATGGCGTATTGATGTTTTTCTTCTTCCAGTCTTCCATTTTAACCGGCTGATTGCTGATGCCTTTACCAAATCCTTCTGAAAATTGCTGTCCGAGTGTGGACGCTTGGCCGTTAAGGCTAGATGAATTAATAGAAGGTGAAACTGAAGCAGAATGGCTGCCAACAGTGTCTAGAGCTGTCCCACCTGAAAGAGCGGAAGCCGATGCCATATCATCGACCACACGCATGCCCAATTTCGATGCGGCTTGCCCTAACAGCATTTTGCCGCGACCGCGATTATTATCGACTGGAATGACAAATTCCTTACCTGCCTCACCGATCCAGGAGATAGTCGGTTTGGTAATAAAACCACCTGTGGCGTTTTTGTCAGCTTTCATCCCAAAGTCTCTGTGAGCCTTCTCTCGTCCTTTTTGAAAATGATCTACCTTTTCTTTAACCCAAGACGTCACTCTGCCGCCCACTTTTTGAGCAGTTTTTACTACTTTTCCGCCTGCAGACTTTACTGCATTCCAAGAATCTCCTAATATATTTTTTCCCCACTCTTTTACTGAACCCCATTTTTCAGACCACCAGTCTTTATTAAATAGGCTGTCTTCAAGTGTGGATTTAAATTTTTTCCAAAGCGACTTTGTGTTTTCCCATTTTTCTTTTGTCCAGCCTTTAACACCTTCCCATTTACCGGACCACCAGTCTTTATTGAATACTGTGTCTTTTACTTTCGACTTAATTGATTCCCAAACAGACACGGCACCGTTCCATTTTTCTTGAGCCCAGCTCTTCACACCTTCCCATTTCCCAGACCACCAATCTTTATTAAAAACTGTGTCTTTTACTTTTGATTTAACAGAGTTCCATACAGAGGAAGCTTGATTCCACTTTTCCTGTGTCCAGCCTTTTACGGATTCCCATTTTCCGCCCCACCAATCACTATTGAAAAGCGTAGACTCTAATGTACCGTATGCATAACCAGCTTTTTCAGCCCACCAATTGGAGTCAAAAAAGTAGTAGAGGCTGTATCTTTTATATTAGTCCATGTATCACCAAGCCCTCCTAGAGTATCCCCTGCTGATGTTTTAACCCCTGTCCATTTTTCGTTCCACCAATCACCATTAAATAAAGTATTAGAGATATTCTCTTTGATTTGAGAAGTATCAAACACCTTACCAATGTTCTTACCTGCTTCTTCGCCGCCGATTCCGCCTACTAATCCGCCGCCAATTCCGCCGATTGCGCCGCCAATTGCTGTACCTTCCGGACCAACGAAGGATCCAATCGTTGCACCTGCTTCCGCTCCGGCAGTTGCACCTGCTTCCGCTCCGGCTATGCGTCCCCCGATTGAACCAACTTTTTCACCAGCATTATCTTTATTGATTCCAGCTAAATCGAACATCGCTAAAGCAGATCCTACATATGGAACAGCCTTTCCCATTCCTCTGAACGCTTTTCCTAGTTTGGAGGAATCCTTCCCTAGCGATTTTAAGCCTCCGAACCAGTTCTTTAACTTCGAACCTGAAGTTCGAGGTGCGCTTTCACCAGATGTGCCGCCCTGTCGCCTTCTTATCACCTCTCCAGGAACTTTCAGTGTTCTGTTTGGAGCCTTTGTCGGGCTTTTCTTTTTTCTATATGTTTTTTTATTTTTAGTGCCGGGGCTGTTACCGCTGCCTTCACAGCAGCCGCAGCAACAATTTCCTCCTGTATTACGGTTAAGGACTTTATTATCTGTTTCAGAATTTTCACCAGAATCGTCCTTTTTTTGGGGGCCTAGAATTTTATCAATGATTTTATCAAAAACATCATTTTTCAGCTTTTCTAATAATCTCTCTTTGAAACGATCTAAAAAAGCTTTCCCTATCTCTTTGAGCGTATCCTTAATCCATGGCCAAGCTGATTTTGTCCACCAATCTTTCAGCCATCCTTTAATTTTCCCGACCCAGCCGGGTTTTTGGTCAGAACTTTTATCTGAGCCTTTATCAGAGGATTTGTCTGATTCTTTCTTCGTTTTTTCTTTGTTAATCGGACTTTCTTTTTTATTGATCTTGTCTGATACTTTTGTCTTAACAACGACTTTTACATAATAGGTTTTTTCAAATTTCCTCAAAAGTGCTGTTAATCGATTAACTGTTTGGTGATTTCATCGATGACTTTTAATTTAACTGTATAACCGTTTTTTAAATTTTCTTGATATACCCAATAATTTTTTTAACTGTTGACGTAACCTTATCATCTGGAACCAAAAGGAATGATAGCTTTTGATTAGAAAGCATTTTCTTTATTTTTTATACGCAGCACTTGTCCGGTCAACCAAAGATACAGTCAGCTTCGTTTCTTTTGGCAGCCTTTTTAGTTTTTGTTCAATCGCTTCCAGCTTTGCAGTGGCTTGGTCATCAAGTACAACTTTGATTTCTAGTGATTTCGCGAATTTCAAAATAATGTAGTCGTTTATTTTTCTCAGCCGGTAAAATGCCTGGTCTTCTGCTCTAATACTGATTTTGATTTGCCGATTAATGGTCTTGACTTTTTTTCGACCTCTTGGAATCCTTTATGTATCCGTTTTAGCTTTTTAGATACCTTGTCTTCGAGATCAAAACGGGCTGTTAATTTTGCGATATTATTTCCCTCCTCTCCGTGATTCTTTTTCTAATAGATCCAGCTTATATCCAATCAACCCAAATAAAAGAGCTTTAAAATGTTTGGGTGCTTCATATAATTCAAGAAGCTGGGATGGCGAATAATGAAGCTCATGCATTGCATAATACAAATACACAGCTTCCTTATCGCCATCCTTTACTAGTTTTTTGCTTCTTCTTCTAGATCTTCAAGATCATCCTCAAAACCATTGATTTCAATTGCTTTATTCAGCCAGTTCGCATACTCTCCCCCTACAGAAAGTACACGTTTGGCAACTTCTACAGGATCCGCTGTTTTGTAAGCTTCCCTTAAATCCTTTGAGCGAAAATCAGGATAAATCGTAGACTCGATGGCAATTCTCGCATAAAAGCGCTGAGAGTCTAAATCTTTAACACGGCCGCGGCCTTTCACATTTTTAAATGTGGTATTTTCTTTCTCCAATTCATCAATTCGTTCGGTTGTAATTGGTTTTAAAATAAACGGAATGACATTCCCTTTTTTATCAACAAAACGCTTTGAGATCGGCACTTTGATTTCTTCAGCTTCAATTGTTTTTCCCGGCATAAAAAAGGAAAGATCATATACGTTTTCGTTCTTCTCGCTCATGTAAAAAACTCCCTTATCTTTTGATTGATTTCATCATGAAAAACAGACCTTTCTGAGAAAGGTCTGCGTATGGCTATTTCAGTTTTGATTAAAACGTGTCAGAAAGCTTTTCAGGCACGTCGAAGTCTTCGAATGTAAATGGCACTTCTTCTTCTAACGCTTCTGAATCGACATCAAGGCTTGCGATTTTGGCAGAGTCAAAGTTGACGTCATACAGCGTGACTCGCTCTGTGCCTCGTCCGGATGATTTATCATCCAGCACGGCTTGGAGTGTGAAGTAAGGGTCGCTGCCTTTTTTGACGTAGTCCATCATCAGGAGCACGAATTTGGATGTGACTTTATAGAACGTCGCTGTCCCGGTTCCGTTTGCCCCTGTTGTTTTATGGCCTGTCATGCGGCGGCCCATAATGTTTACTTCAGACTTGTTTTTTTCGACGTTTGCTTCAAATGTTTTGATGTGCGCCATTTCCTCGCCATCGAGAAATAAGCGGCCTTCTTTACCTGAGATTGTGTTTTGCGCTTTTAATGCCATATTAGTTTACCTCCACATTAAAGTAGAATTTTTCTGCTGCGTCGACAGGCTGTACAGCCAGGTCAATCAAGAAGCCATCACGGTCTTCATTCATTGAAATGGTGATATCTTCATCAGAATCAAAGCCAGTGATGCCTCCCGCATCCTGAAGTGTTGTCATGTATTGCGTGATCATCGTTTTCACATACTGCAGTCCGTCTTCAGACGCCGGAATATCGCTTCCGCTGCCTTTTCTTGATTTAATTAAAGCTTTCAGCTCGCGTGTTAAATCATTATTCACGGCGTCCAGGACACGGACGATTTTGTTTTTCGCGAACTTTTTGTTTTTCTCGGCTGTGAACGTAACAAGTGAGTTAATGTCCTTTTCTACGCTGACGGATTTATCGCGGGCGTCGAATGTGAATAAAAATTCGCCTTTGCCCAGTCGTTCAACAATCGTATCGTGGTCAAGGCGGTGTAACACATCAACCGCGCCTTCGTACTCTACGAATGTAAGTGATTGGTTAAAGGTAGCTCCTGCGCTCGCTCCAGCTACCCAAGCCGTTGCTTTGTCCGGTGTAACTTCCGTGCCATCTTCCAGCAGCACACCTTCTGTTACGTTGATGATGCCTTCATAGTCACCAGCATAATTGGCTGTGACGCCTTGCACTTTTTGTCCTTGACCGTCGCGCAGACGCTTAATGAAAGCAGCAAATGTCGCCTTCAGCTGATCACCTTCCGCAACAGGCAGCACAATCACATCAAAGTTCTCCGTTTCAGCCGCGGCTAAGAAATCTGTATAGTCGGAGTTGACAGGGGCTTTATCTGTACCGCCGGATAAACGGATTCCAGCAGATGCATTCAACGTTTCAGCGGCAGTGTCTCCTTCTGATCCAGTGAGCGGAATCGTAGAAGAAAGATCGCCTGTTCCTGTAAAGGTGACATAGCCGTTGGCTTTTAATTCTTCAGCCTTTTTGACGGTCTGTTTATCAACCTCTGATTCATCCATATACGTTGTCACGTCAAAAGCAGCGCTATCCAGCACATTTGGGTTAATACGGATGATAATGTCATTCCCTTTTGATCCGCCGTATACAGCAGTCGCTTTGACGCCCTCAGCAATATCAGCAGACGCTCGGACACCTTCGGTTAGACGGTACATTAATACCGTTTGCGCATTTTTCTTCGCTTCACGCAAAAGCAATAAAGATGGATCATCAATACTAAGGCCTACTTTTTTGTTTAGATCCTCGACGCTGGAAATGGAGACGAACGTTTTTTGCCTTGCCCCAGCTTGATGCGACCGGAAGTGCGACTGTCCCCCGTTCACCGAGTGACACCCGCTCCTGCGCTGTCGTTTTAAAGTTAAAATAAATGCCTGCACGTTCTTTTTCTTTACCAGTTGTAAATGTTCCGCCATTCATGATGACATGACCTCCTTAGTTAGAAATGTTTGAATCAATTGTTTAGCTTCTGATTTCGTCATACGTGTTTGATCCACGCCAAATAAAGCCCCCTGAAGGATGTCCGGCTTAACGCCGAACAGCTCCTTCGCGTGCGTAATCAAATCCGCTGTATCAAAAAGAGCTTCCCGGCTCTCTGTATGTACAGCCTTCTTCTGTTGTTTGTCCTTTGCCACCCTTTATTTCACCCCGCTGTTCATGTCGATATCCTGTAAGACAGGCTGTTCTGTTTTGTGATAATAATATCGGCTGCTCCACCTGATCACCATGACCGCCTCGCCCCTGTCTCCCACCCTTGTCTCAATTCGGGTGATGCGAACCATATCCCCCGTCTTCTCGCCGGATTCACTGAGCAGCGGAACTATATTCCTCGCTTCTCTGATGGCATCCGCGAGCCTGTCCGCTTCATCCAGCGCCTGAACGGAGTCATGATGAAACAGCTTCACACTGAGACTGTAGGTTTTTTTAAATGTGGAGACCGTATCCGTTTCCTCGAAAACAGATGGCGATGGGACATATAAAGACGGCACTTGAAACTGATCAGGCAGCTCACGTTCATAAATGGGAACAGACCACCGGCTGTACAAAAACGCCATGATCGATCCTGTTTCGCTGTTCATCCTGCTCCTCCTTTACAGCTTCTTCAGCCACTGGCGCAATTTACTTTCCAGCGATGTTTCAAAAAGCTGTTCATATAAAAGCAGCGCATGATCCCAGTAGCCCGTGCCCGGGATCCATTTTCTCTTGAGCGCCATTCCCGTCGAAGCCGCTGGATCATACATAAACCGCGAGCCTTGGAAATGCCCCGGCACCCACCTCACATCTTCTTTTGACGTCCAATGGCCGTCATTCAAAAATGAAGCGTAATCAAGCTGTGTGCCCACTTCAAGCGAAAGCCCGCCGCTTTGCACAATCCAGAGATTGTCCTCCGCGTCTTTCTCAAACGAGCTGAGCAGTTTTTCTGTATCAATCGTTTGTGTGCTGATGAGTTCAGATTGAACGATCTCCAGAAAATCTTGCCCGCACTCCTCAAGCCAACGGGACGCCTGTTGAGAAAAGCCGCCTGACGCAGCTTCTTTTAATGAGGCATTCAGCTGTTTCAGTCCCGCTATTTTCATAGGCTTTCATCCCTGACTGCGATGGCTTCCCAATGATGATGCCTGATCTTTTTCGGCAGCTTTAGTATATATGCGTGATTCTCCCAGATGACTTTATCGTTCACGCGGATGTCCGCGGACAACGGAAAATGGACGAGAAAGCTATGATATACAGTTTGATTCGGCTCCTTCTGGATCAGCTGCTGCGTTTTTTCGGTGAAATAACAAGAGACATCTTGTTCATCAGGTGTGTCAGGATATGAAATGACCGGCTGCAGCTTGTCCGCTGGAATGCCGAACCGGCCAGCAGACGGCACCTGCGCAGCTTCATGATAAATGTCACAGCGGTGCATGAGCATCTGCTGATAACTCATAAAGACCTCACCTTCAGTCTGGAGGATTCAAGGACGTAGCCCGGCGTAATAAACTCTTCGAGCAAATGATACACCTCAGGCCGCTGAATGCCGCTTTCTCCGGAAACCGTATAGGAATAATCCCCCATTTTTTCAGACTGATAGCTTGATGAAGCTGATTCATCGCTGTTCACAAGCGCAAAATACTGGGCAAGCTTTACTAAAGCCAATTTCGCCTTGTCGGGCAGCGGGTCATAAACGCTGTCTTCAAAGCGGTGGCCCGTGATGAGAGCCGCTTCCGCCTCCGCCTCGGTGATATCCTGCGCCAGCAGTTCCTCCGGCCTGTTTTTCACTCGATCATAGATCGAATAGGAGGCTACGTCAGTCGGTTCAATGAGCATGAGCTGACCACCCCGTTTCTATTATTCTTTTACGTTAATTAATTTCGCGCAGGCATCCTCTTCCTCGAACTTGCTGTCGAGCTTGGCCGTTAAGACAATAATGAATTTACGGGAGCGGATGTCTTTGTCGACTTCAATTCGGATATTGCGGGAGAAGCCGAGAATGATATTTTTCGGATGTGTGAGTATGATATCAGAAGCGTCATATTGCGCGTCTCCCTCACCGACTGTGTACGGCTGAATATTGGATACCCCTTTGACCGGTACGCCGAACGCTGTTGATAAGCCGCCCTGAACAGCTTGGTCCCCAAGGTTTGTCTGGCGGTCTGCCACGCGGTCCTTCCATTCAACTTCTAAACCGTGAGACGTATAGAATCTGAATTCCTGAGGAATGCGCAAATATTTCGGCGGAACAGCCTTTAAGCCTTTTTTGAATGTCGCTCTGGACAATTCTTCACCGTTCATATCAACGATGTGGGACACCGCTTGTTTGCGAATGCCGTCCAGCTGCGCCAGATATGGATCAGCTGATGCAGTATCACCGTTTACAATCAGCTCTTCAATATCAACGGCTGCGCGCTCGGCTAAAATTTGCATGATCGTCTGCTGCAGGCCGTCTTTTTCAATGTTGTTTTCGAGTGTGTCATACGTAATGTTGATTTCCGCAATGACTTCCTTCGTGTTCAGCTGGACAGTGCTTGTCGTCGGAACTGTCAGCTCGTCGTTTGACAGTGCTTTTCCTTCTTGAGCAGCCCGCAGAATACGCTGGCCGAAGCCGATTTTTTCAAATTTTTGCGAGTCATTTTCCATTTGAATCACGCGGGATTCACTGAAAATGGTCGGCGTGTTTTGCACCATGCGGATAAAAGCCGACGCTTGCGCAGGGTTCATTAATCCGCCGCTTTTTAAAGCAGAAAGCGACATTTCCGCTTTCCGAATGATATCTTGATTTCTCAATTGATTTCCTCCTCTTTGACTGGTTTACAGCAGTCCGCTCCAGATTGATTTTTTGACTTGCTCTGCATTGCCGCCCGCTTCGTCCGCTGTCTGTTTAGACGCGCCTCGCGCTTTTTCCAAAGCCTCGATGCGTTCAATAAGCGGTGCAAGCATTTCCTCAACGAGCTTTTTCAGACGCTCGTCATCACCCGTCTGCTCAGGCTTTTCCTCCGCGTCTGTGTTTTTTTCAATCCGCTCAAGCCGTTTGAGCAGAGGGTAAAGCGCATGCTCAAATGATTCTCTCATGTCTTCTTTTCTCATTTCTTCAGTCTCCTTCCCTGTTTTGTCAGCCAGCATCTGTTTGAACACACTGAAGAATCCCGCTTTTTCAACCGGTTCTTCTTCATACACATCAGCAGTGCCCGCCATGCTGTAGCCGGTGATGATTCCAGCCTTAATCTGTTCCCACACCTCGTCAGACGCTCTTGTCACGAGCACCCACGAGCCCTTTGTAATCTGCTTTGACCCGATCATAAAATCATCGGGCGCCACATATGACTCGACTACAACGCCGGTTCCGCCCTCAAAGCTGTGATTGATATCAATCTCCCTCGCCTCCGCGAGAAAGCCATGCGCCGCTTTTTCAATTTCCTCCGCGGTCATAAAATCGCCGTGGGCATCAGGAACATCAGGCTCATACACAATTCCGTACACGAGCTTTTGTTCATCCTGCTCACTTTTTGTAAACAGCCGAACCTTTTTTTCAAATGCCGGAGGTCCGGCTGACTTCGTAAAGAAAAATTCCGTCTGGTTAGCCGCCTTGTCCACATAACTGACAAAGCTGATTTTGGCATTTCTTAATTCCCGCGCCACCTGCTTGATTCACCTCCCTTCAGGACGTTTTAATATCTTCGATGCTTTCTTTCAGCTCCTGCATGAGCGCAGCCAGGTTTGTTTTTTCCGCATCCTGTCCTGCGGGCCGTTTATAAATTTCCTCAGGCCATTCCTCCAGCGTTTTGCCAAGCACCCGTCCGGCAAGGTCGCGTAAATCGTTCGGCGAGACCGCTCCCGCTGTAATAAAAGGACCGAGCACTTTCGCAATCTCAAGCGGATCACGAAAGTCCGGTCCTTTTAATGTCAGCCTGACGTCATGGATATTCAGCTCTGGCAAAAGCAGCGTGTTCAGTTTATTTACGAGCGTTTTTCGCTCCGGCTGAAAGACCTGCTCCTCCGTAATTTTTCTGGCGGTATCCGCTGTCGCCCGGTTGTATTCCTGAGCCTCGCCTGTATACAGCGGCGGGAGGCGGAACGCCGAGCGCAGCTTATTTCTGCTTTTTTCATCGTACTCAAGAAACAAGGCGTCGTTTTGGAGAATCTCCGCCAAGGATTTGATTTCCACTGACACCGGCGTAATATCCTCGCCCCCGTGAAGATCCTTCTCTTTTGCGATTCCTTCCGCTTCAATCAGGAGAAATTTATGGGCGTT